TACTTTTATAAACTGTGTAAAGAAAAAAGAGATCTCTTTGTATATTTTTTTATGCTATGCTATATTCTTTCGAGGGTTCCGATATGAGTACACAAGAGAGATTAAGAGAGTCAGATAGAATTTGGTTCGATTGCGTAGTACCTACCATTGCGCAAAAGTATCCGGGATGCTGGAGAAGTGAACTGGGAACCCGTAGAGATATCGAGAACGGTATAGATTACATCTATACAGAAGGCTCGAAAGAGATTACCGTATCTGCTCGAGTATGGAAGAGTAGACCCGCTCCTCACTTCGCTCTAAGATGGAGAAGAACCAAGTATCCAGAGAACGGACTAGAGATAGCATCTCGTATCGATGCCATGAAAAGAGGAGAAGAGATCTCCGATCTGACTATGGAAGGTTTCCTCTTTCTGAATACGCTCTATCTAGCGATTATCCCTACGAGAGCCTTATACACTGCGATAGATGGGATAGTACCCTTCTTATCGGAGTTCTATGTTACGAACGATCCCGGAGACCTTACATATTTTAAGCGGGCTCCCTTCGATATGTTCCCTACTGGGAGCATCTCAAAGATTATTGAACCCTTAAGAACCGAGCCTTAATCTCATCTACGATCTTGTATATAAGTTCCATCTTCTGCTCGAGTAGAGTCATTCGTTTATCTAGATCGTTTATCTCTTTTACGAGAGTCTCTCTAACTTGCACTTCTCTCGTTTGCATATCCTTAATAACAGTATCGTAGCGATCTCGTAATTCCTTCTCGCGTGCATCCTGTTTCGCTTCTCTCTCATCTGCTCGCTTCTGCAGCTCTTTGTTCTGCGTGTAGAGAAAATATGCGAAGGCTATATTAGCACCTCCGTTAAGCATGAGATTTAATACTTGTTCTTCCATTATAAACCCCACTCCACAAGAGCAAGCGCGATACCTGTAGCGATCTCGCGGAGCTTCTCCAGTGTAAGATATTCTCGATGTGTATCCATGAAAAGAGGCTCGCAGCAGATCCCTACCGGCTTCGATACTCCTCTGATAGTGTAATAAGCGTTCTTGGTCCAGTCATCGGGAGAAGATGCCTTAGGAAGATGCCTTACAATCTTTGGAAGGTCTCTCTCGCGCATCTTGTGGCAAATTATCTCAGCGAGCCTTACTCCTTCTTCACTACCGGGAAAGTAGAAATAAGAACCATAATCCCCTCCTCCGCAATTGAGATGGAGAGCGAGATAAGCCATCTTCTCCGCTGGGAAGTTCTTAGCGTATTCATTTACTCGTTTATGCCTATCACTGTAAGGACCATCGCTTAAAGAGAGAACCTTCGCTCCCATCTGTAAGAGTTTCTCTTCTATCATCATAGAGAGATATCCAGTGTAGATCGCTTCCATACCTAGACCGAACTCTGGAGCGGGTTCGATACTCGCTCCTCGGTCTGAGATCTTATCTGGTTTACCTGCGTGTTGTCTATCGAGGAATACTATCATATTAGCACCTTATCACAATATAAGAGAAGAATGGGAATATCTTACGAGCGGATATTTACGAGAGGATTATCCTCAATATGGAGAATGAATCTTCAGCGGTTCTCGCTCCAGCTCTTAGAAATTACTTGGCACTTATGGTTCTCGAGTCCTACATGTTCAGAAGTAAGAGAGATGATATCTCCGAGTTCGATATATCCATATCTGGGAGCGGTAGAGATCTCGATAGCGTAATTGCCTAGAGCATGCATCCGGATCTTATCCCTAGCTATTCTTATAGCAGTCTGTAGATCCCATACGAAAGGAGCCTCTATTACTTTCTCTCTTAATCCGTATCGAGTGTAACTAATGAACGCTAATGGATCTCGGAAAGAGAGCCCGGTATCCTCTTCAAGAGTAGGATCTATTACTACCTTCGATCTATAGTTATCCACTCCAGCCTCATAAGCGAACCGAATTGTAATCTTATTGATAATCTCACCTTCGAGAGGAGTCATAGGAGAGATAATCTCTACTTCTCCGCTACAGTTCAGATAATGAGAGGGCTCTATCGTTTGAGCATAGGAATAGAGATCTAGAGAAGGCTTAAGACCTTTCCCGCTATTGGTTACCATGATTGGAAGTAGACTCCAGATATTATTTTGGATCCAATCAATAGCAGTCACTTCGAGATCGTTAACATATCCTCCGAACTTGTACCGATCTAGTACTGCGCTCAATCCTACCCACGCTCCATAATCATAATCTAGATCGCTTATCTCTAAGCAGTACAAGGATAAATCGACCGCTTTTTTTAAGGCTCCCTCGCCTAAGAGGGAGGAGATACCTCCGTTAGACTCTCCCCAAGAAGCCCAGTAACCGAAGGAGATCTCCGGAGATGATACTTGAAAACCATTATCCTCGATATTCGTTCCTTCTGGAGAGCCTACAGGAAGATAATAAGGTACGAAAGCATGAAGATTACCCTTCGAGTCTGTTCTTACTTCGATAGGGTTTAAGAAGTCTCCTCCGGCCCCATCATAGATGCGTATCGATCCATCTTGGACCTCATGATAAGCGATCTGGAAGTATTGAGTTTTAAGCGTAGGAGTTCCTCCAGCTTGATACGCGGGAGCTCCTAGCATCTTTAACTCGAAGTCAATAGATCCAGCCTTCTCTACTGGGATAATCCCAAGTTCTCCGAATACGAATGGGATAACCTTCCCTTTACTCTGCGGAATGATACCGATAGAATACTCATCCTCATCTAATAGATGCTTCTCTCCTAGCAGTTTAACAGAGCGGATATTTACAGTGTTCTCGATTGTAAAGGATACCCATCCGAGATGCTTCTGAGGATCTCCGAAGATAGCACCCATAGCGCGACCTTGGAAGATGCCTATCGCTTCTTGCTTGGAGTAGATACTGCGACCTTCTCTTATTACTACCATTGAGAGAGAGCATTCCGCATCGTTTATCGTTCTTCCCTTTAAGAATTCTTTCACCCAATCTAGAGCCTCAAAGATGAGTTCTAGAGAGATAGTATTCGCTTCGAGATCTACTCCGATCCTCTCTGTTTGGAGATTGATATCGGGATCTTCCAATAGTCCTCTATATGGGAGTAATGAATTTTCTTGGAGATCTTCGATATCGATGGGAACCGTAGAGAAGCGATAGATCGAACCGTAGTAATTGATATCCAGTAGAAAGCAGATATCTCCACTCTCTACCGCAGAAGCCTTAATCGAGTCCATTCTATTCTATCTCCTCTAGATTAATCGTAGCTACTCGGAAGAGTTCGTTACGGTTCTCTTCTCCCAGTACGCTCTCGATAGTAACCTCTCCAGTAGTTCGCGCTAACATGTGATCCATTCTACGATTGAGGATAATCTCTCCGTTCGTAGGCTCCTTCTCAATACTGGGAAGATATACGAGAGGCTCTCTATTATTAAGATGCCTAACAACACCTTCCATAATAAACGGATCTCCATAGTTCGCGACCGCTCTCGCTGCAGCTAGATAATGCCATGCATCCGCAGTCCCTTCGAGAAGTTTAGTAGTATCGATGGGTTCTGTCCAAGCGATAGAAGCGGTTCTTCTTCCCTCGCTCATCTTCCGAGCAAAGAACATCCCATCGAGGCTGCTTTTCGCTTGGATATTTGGAGCGTAAGAGATCGTTCTTCCTCTCTGATATTGAGGAGCTGGGAAGACTACCTCTCCCATAATCATCGATCCGATTTGGAAGTATCCTTCGAGAGTTGCTTGCGCTGGGATCCAGATAGAGAGAGCGGTATACTGTACATCTTCTCTAGCCTTCAGTACTGTTACAGAGTCTGGAATAAGTTTAATGGTTCCAGAGGCTGGAATACTTGCGAGAGGAGTAAGATCTGTATCCCAAGTAAGAACGCATCGCTTAACGTAGGTCTCATTAGTCCAATATCCCTCGCTATTCATTTTAATCTTGATAACTGTAGTAGTTCCTCCGGAGGATACTTCTGCTCTCCATCCGATAGCCTCTCCATATTGGAGATAGAAGCCTATTGCTTTTACATTCGAGATAAGTGTAGAACCATTGCGAACGAATGTACCTTGTAGCCCTTCGGAGGTATCCACTGTAACAAGATTAACCCATGAGGTAGTATATCTCTCGATAGAAAATTCTCGGAAGTTTATGTTACCGAGGTAGCATCCTAGAACATCTGAGAGCCCAGCAGTAGCACTCGATAATTGTACGTTCGGATCTGTATAGAGTGAGATACGCAATCCAGAAGCATCCGAAGTACTTCTCCATACTACGCGCGGAGATAAAGAAATCTTATGGAAGATGTTCTCTATACCGTAATCATATCGAGGAATTATCTTATACTCATCTTCTCCACGAGCTGGAGCATCTTTCGCGGAGATTGCTAGACCTGCATCGATGTATTGATATTCTCCGAGGGCTGGATACTGGGAACCTCGCAGAGGGAACTCGAAGAGCCCAGCTTGTTCACCGCTTGAGATGTATACCTCGTTCCAGTGTGACTCGTACGTTTGAGCGATTATCGTAGGGTGTCCCCATTCTACAGTATTCCCCGCTCCGGTTGCATACTTTGTAATTCCTGTAAGAGATATCTCGGTCCAGTCCTTCGCTTGGTCTCCATCGTGATCTCGATAGAATATCTTCGCGTTGGTATCGTTCAAAAATACGACAAATTCTACAGGAGAAGTCATGCTCTTTGTTATTGTAGAGAGGGTTCCAGCGTTATCTCGAACTAAGAAGGAAGTAGTACGAAAGCGGAAAGTAAGAGATACGCTATTTACTCCATCATCTTGGTTAATACGCATTATGATATAATCTGCAGATACTGAAGTTCCTGTATCTACTTTCATTCTGAAGCGGATAGCTTGCCCTTCATTAAAGTACCCTCCACTATGATTATATCGATAGTATCTTGTACTCGAGTTCGTTTGGATCCGGAGTCCTTCGCTATCGATTGTTTGAGTACCAGCTCCAATTGTAGAGTATTGAGTACTTGTACCGGGTAGCATTACAGGAATATAAGTAGACTCCCAGACCAGATACTGTAATCTCGATGCGATATCTATTCTGCGAGGATAGTTCCAAGTAGAATAACCTCCGAGAGCTAGATACCAAACTGAATTATCCTCGTGTCCGAAGATCTTAACTCTCCCTTCATGAACGCAAGCGGAGAGCCCTTCTAATCGATCTCCATTCGAACCATAATCGAGAATATAACCATCTGCAGCAGTAGAACCGCTCGCATAATCCCAAGATACTCCATTATCTTCGGAGTAATATGCGATTAAGCGACCGTTACCATATTGCTGCGCTACTACCCAGATCCGACCTTCTTGGAACCACGCGCAGAGATGCCCATTAGCGAGAGGAGTTCCAGAAGCGAAGAGTATTCCACTTGTATCGATATCGTATTCGTTCGCTACTCTCCAGTAATGATTAGAGCCTCGAATACCTCCGTTAGGAATAGATACCCACTTCAATTCATCACTTGCGGAGATAAAAGCGAAGCCCAGAGAACCATCTGGGAGGGCTACCGGAGTACATTCTAAGAGGTTCCCATCTACTGGATCGGAGATCTTATCTACTAGCTGGAACGTAGTACCACCATCTCGAGAGATGTACTGCGCTACTCGGTTCGATGCTAGAGCGTTTAGAGATACGAATAATACTACAGTATTATCGATTGCTACCATTCGCATTTTAGTAGGAGTGTAAGATAGAGTATTAATGCTCTCCTTGAACCCTCGAGGGGAGATTACGCTCCAAGTATCTCCATTATCATAACTTCTTTGTACTACGATATTTATCACATCTTGAGATGTGTACTGGAAGTAAGCAACGATGAGAGATCCATCCTGTAAACGAGTAATACAAGGGAGCCCATTAGCGGAGAAAGTACCCGGTACGGATACGAATGTTTTTAAGAGGGCTTGAGGTCCATTCTTCGATTGTCTCCGTAGTTCGATTGTATGAACGTTGCTAGCAGTTACCTTCTCGGAGATTACCCAGATAGTTCCATTGAGATCGGATACACAATCCGAAGCGAAGTAGGTTCCAGTAGTCGCAGCAGAAGAAGAATAGATCCATCGATCCGCTTCTGTTAGGATGTAATCTGCATCTTTTCCGTATTCCTTCGCATCTTCTCCGCTCCAAGTGAAAAGAGCATCTCCGGGGAGACCTCCTTGAACCGTAGTAATATCGATCTCTTGGTTCTGAGTTCCAATAGAAGATAGAGTAAGATTTACTCCGATATTCTGTGCTTCTGGAACTCCAGCTCTAGGGTTCGCTTGAGTGTAAGTAGATTGAGCATCCCAGATCCCTTCTTTCTTAATTCCGATAGAAGGTACAAGGAATCCTCTTAGATAGTCTGGAGTTATATTTGCCATTGCTTAATATCCTTTGATACCTACAGGTTTAGATTTTTGTATTCCTAGATCCTTAGCGAACCTTCCGAAATGCTTAAACGGTTGGATAACTACGGTCTGAGTAGATCCTCCTCCTCTTTGAAGGTTCCTTACTCCTTGCTCTCCTCCGATATTGCGTACTGTAGCCCTATCTAGAATTGCTTCTCCGCGCAATACTTTAGCATTCGCTTCATCGGGAGCGATACCTCCCATGTGAAATTGCATTGTAGGAGGTTGTTGCGCTGCGATTACTCCAGCTTGAGCGGCTCCCGTTGCTGCTGCCATCCCAGCCATAATCGGACCGAGAACCGGACCATATCCTAGAGCCTTCGCGATGTTCTCCGCGGTAGTCATCGCTACCTCTCCGATACTCGCTGCTTTACTCATATTGAATAGAGCCATAGCCAT